GATCTGTTTATTGAAGCTGCTAAGGCTAAGGCAGCAGCTTCTGGACAAGAGCTTACGCCAGTCAAGGAAGCTGAACTGAGGCAGACATTTATTGGCGGAGGTGGACGTCTCAAGCCGCTTGAAGCTAAGACGGCCACAAAGCTGGAGGACGAGTTTGCCGTCATGGAAACGATTGACTCTCTTCAAGACGGAATCGCCGCGTTTGAGAAGCAGTATCCCGGCAAAAAGTTCACTGACTTCCTCGGGGCAATTCCGGCCACTGAAGTCAAGATTCGGTCGTTGATTGAAACGGAAAAAGATCCAATGAAACAGGAAGCGTTGGGGTTGCTGGCCGACTTCATGGGGGTTGTCAATCGTACCGCAAGAACCACTTCCGGTCTAAACGTCACCGAGAGCGAAGGAAAGCGAATCGCTCAGGAAATCGGCGGATCTTTCGACAAAAACTCGCTCATCAAACTTGATCGATTCAGGAATCGAATTGAGCGGAGTGCGCGTGGAACCATTGGGAGAAATATCGACAAGGCTCTTCCGTCATTCTATGAGCGTTGGTCAACCACTCCGTTTGGAACCAGAACGACGGCAGCGTACTCCGCTCCTGGTGTTTCTTTCCAATCTACAGAGCAATCGACCGAATCGATGAGTCTTGAAGATATGCAGCGTTTGATTCAGCAGTTGAAAGCAGAAAACGGACAGCAATAAAAATATGCCATTATCACCTGAAAAAGCTGCTTTGCTTCAACGACTTGAGGCTGAAGTCGCTAGACGAATGGCGTCAAGCAATGCCGTTCCAAACCAACCCTCTGTTCCGCAAGTTGAAGCTGCTGCTGTTGTTGGATCGACTGCTCAGTTGAATCAGGCGGTTCAAGATGCTGGTAAGGTTGGCGAGCAAGAAGGCGGATTCATGGCTGGCCTGAGAGAGGCGTTCCGTGGACTTGGATCTGGAGGTGCTGGCCTGTCTGGCGGAGAAGTTCTTCGCGCGCCTATTGCTGGAGCTGAAACACCTGAAGGGAAGCAGTTTAGACAAGCTGCTCGTTTTCAAGCTGCTACTGGTGCTGGCATTGTCGCTCCAGAACTCCTTGCCGCTGCCGTTCCAGAAGTTGCTGCTGGAATGACTGCTGCTGGCGCGACTACCAAACTGGGTCGTGTTGGACAATTTCTTGAACGTGGAGGCGCGCAAGCACTTGGAGGTGGAACTGGTGGAGCTGCAACAGGTGCGGTAGAAGCATTGCCTGAACTTGCTCGCGGAGAATACGGAAAAGCTGCTGAAACGCTCGGCGAAAACATTCTGGCTGGAACAGCTCTTGGTCCACTTATCAGTGAGGTGGGCGTTCCCGTTCTCGCCGCTGGGGCTAGGCAGTTTGTTAAGCCTGCAATCGCTGCAAAGGAGTTTCTTACTGGAGGTGGATTTAGGGGTGCAGCAACGACGTTTTTTCGACCTCGCTACGCTCCTCGCGTTGGCTCTCTGGAGACTTCGCAGATTCGGGACACCATTGAGTCTTCTACTGGCGTAAGAGTTCCACTCGGTGTTGCTGAGGCAATTGGCGAGCCGGGACTTGTCGAAGCAATCAAGAACGCTCCAGTTGGTGCGGAGGTTACACCTCAACACATGGAAAGCCTTAAGAGGCTGATCGTCCTAAACGCCACCGAGCTTGGCGGAAAAAACACGGGAATCACAACTGACGATCTGGCGAAGAGTGCTGTCGATATTTTGAGGAGGCGACTTGGGGCTGTTTCAAAACCTTACGAAGATGCAATCGGAACGCTTTCGGCGCAGTTGAAGCCTTCAATCGACAAAGGATTGAGCTATGTTCAAAACCAAGCAAATGCGCTGATTCCTGGAACCGCATCAACACCATCGTTTCTTGGGAACATTTTTCGAAATGTTGAGCAGGCTGGATATAATTTTTTCAAACAAACAGACGCCAAAAACTTTAACGGTCTTAGAGCAAACCCAACTTATCAGCAGTTAAAATCAAAAACATCAAACATTGTTGAGTGGGCCAACGATATTGACGCAGAGGCAATTCAATCTTTGAGGACGACACCAGAAGAGTCGTCACTTATTGTCGATCAATTTGGAAGAAAAGTTGTTAGCAAACCTTCAACTGTAACAACACAGGGTATACCGTCCACATATCCCGCTGAAACTCAAAAGTATGTAGCAGCAATTGGGAACATGGCCCCAGAGCAGTCAATTGATGCCATGAGAAAATACAGGACTATCATCGGTGACTCTATCGGAAACGATTCCATCTTGCCTGGAATTTCCGACCGAGCAAAAAAACAACTGTATAATGCTTTCACCAAAGATATCGAGGCTGCGGTTGACGGAGTGGCAGACAAGGAGTTCAAAACGCAGTTTCAAAATGCCAACAAGTTTCACCGAGAAAACGCGGATAATTTTTTAGGAAAACAGGTTCAGTCAATTATTAAAAATGTTGGCGCAGAAGGTGGCGCTGGACCTGCGTCAATCGCTAGGAATTTGGAGTCTGCTGATGCTCCGACATTCTTAAACTCAATCAAGAGAGCAGCTCGACCGGAAGACGCTACCGCAATCGATTCCGCTGCGAGAGAGTATCTATTCAATCAGGCTGCAAAGTCGGGTCTTGATCCAGTTACTGGGGAGATTTCGGTTTCAAAAGTCGTCAACTACATCAACGGACTTGCGCCTGAAATCCAAAGCCAATTCTTCCCCAATGCGAAAGAAATTGCGAAGTTGGCAAAAAAGCAATCCGCGCTAGCGGGTCTTGATCCTAACAAAATAATTTCAAGTCTCACGGTTGACGCAAAACTTTTGTCTGACGCAGTTGGAAGAAGGGATTTGACAATCATGGATACCATCGCTGATGCCATAAAAAAGAAGGCGGAGATGGAAAAGCAATTGCGGGGAACAATTCTTGGTGCGCTAAAGAAAGCGTCTTCTAGCGATGTGACGGACATTGTTTCTCAGAATCCGAAAAAATTCATTAGCGGAATTGTTGATGAAACATACACCCCTGAACAAAGCCGTGCTGCCCTCGACATGATCGGTCGTGAAAGCCCGATGCTCGTCGAGCAACTTCAGTTTCAATATGTTGACGACTTGATCAGGAAGTATTCTGAATCGGGTGTTCTAAATTCAAAGCAGTTGGCGTCTGAACTTACTGGGGAGTCGATTGTCGGAAAAGCAAGCAAAACTAGAAATTATGCTGATGCAATTCTAGGAACCGGAAAAGTTTCTAAACTTAAATCTGTTTTGGACAATGTTGCTCGACTTGAAAAACTTAAAACTCCGGTATCCTCTAACGATCCTTTTGTAGAGGCGATGATTAGAACTGCTGGAGCTGTGACTGGAGAATTTGTTGGTGGAATAGCCAAGATTGGCCCGATTGGAGCGGCCAATCAGGCTGTGCAAGTTTCGAAGCTGACTCCAGGTGTGAAATACAAGATAGCATCCTACGTTCTTTCGACACCTCAGTTGAGAGAGCTTGCGATGAAGCCGATTGGCCGATTCTCGAAGGATGAGTTGAATGCTGTTCTTCGTGGAACAGCCGCAGCGATTGCTGCCACTGAAGGCGAGGATGCCCCTGACATCGACGAACTCCAGAACCTTGAACGATGAAAACCTCTCTCTCCAAAAAAGGTAATACCTACAAGGGGCGTAAGGTGACGCTCAACAAGCCGTTCTACACTCCTGGCGAGCGGAAGAAGAGCGCGGTGTACGTCAAGAATGACAACGGCAACGTCATCAAGGTTCGCTTTGGAGACGCCAACATGACGATCAAGAAGTCGAATCCTGAGCGTCGTAAGAACTTCCGCGCGCGGCATAACTGCGCGACGGCAAAGGACAAGACGACGCCTAAGTATTGGTCGTGTGCTGCGTGGGGGGTTGCAATGGTTGGTACTTCGGCTATCTTGTCGATGTGCAAACTATTGAATCAAATCACCAGCATGTAAAAGTAGGTCGATGGAAATTTTTTGACCTAAAATGCGATGTCTGCAAAACCTCAAAACTGGTCAGAGTTGATGTCGTCAGAAGGCTCGACAAGCAGTCAAAACCTTGGAGGTGCAATCACTGCGTTGCGTCGGAATGGCTTTTCAAGTTATCGACAAGACACGGAAAGTACGGATCTGGATCGTACAGGTCGTGGATCAAAATGAAGGATAGATGCCTAAATCCTGCTCACGTTTATTCTAAATACTACAGACTGAAAGGAGTCACAATTTGTGAAAAGTGGCTCTCTTTTGAAGGTTTTTACGAGGACATGGGAGACAGACCTGATGGCTACAGCCTTGATCGAATTGACAATAACCTAGGATATTTCAAGGATAACTGCCGATGGATTCCTCTTCGCGATCAGCCGAAAAATCGGTTGATTTGCAAAAAGAAATATGTTCCAGAACTCGGCAAAGCATGGTGATTTTATGGACAAGATGAAACTTGGCGGTGGCGGACGTTACGAGAAGCTGATCGGCAGCCTTGAGAAGAAGGGCGTTAGAGAGCCGAAGGCTTTGGCCGCCGCAATCGGCATGAAAAAATACGGCAAGAAGCGGTTTTTGTCTCTTGCCGCCAAAGGTCGTCGCCGTGCTGAGCGCGAGAAGGCTAACGCTTAGGTCGTCCCGTCCACGGCTTCTTCGCCGCTGCCTTATCAACGACGAACTTCTCAGGTTCCGCATAGTTCCATGAGATGTCGCCGCCTGTGCCACGCTGGATCATAATCGATCCGGTGACTTTTCCTTCCTTGTCAGTCATGCCGGAACGGTCTGCCCGTTTCGCCATGCCGAGCATGAACTTGCGCGGGTTGTTGAATCCAACCTCCTTCATCACAATCACCTCGCGCGCCCAGTTCGTTAGATCGGACGATCCGAATCCTGAGTAGGCCAAATCTGCCACGCTCTCCGGTTTGTCGTCCTTGCCCTTCGGCTTAGGAAAGTGATGGACGAGTACCAGGACAACGCCCGTCTCCATCATAATCGGCTGGAGCAGATGCCGTGTGAAGTTCGCGCAGACCTCGATATCCGCAGGATTGCCACCCATGTAGGAGAGCAGCGGATCGATGTAAACCACGTCAGCCTTGGTCTTGCGAACGAGACGGCGAAGCATTGTGGCGAAGTCTGTTCCGGTTCGAACCGTTTCGCGGAAGAAGAGCATGTCAACACTCCGCAATCCTCGCTCCCAGTTCTCCTTTCCAAACGTCATCTGAGCAGCGCCTTTCAGTGCGTCATGCTGATCGGCGATGTCGTTTTCCGCCTGGATGTAAGCCACTTTTAACGCCCGGACGGGCTTTACGCCAAACCATGCTTCACCGGACGCCCACTTCATCCCCTGATACGCGGCCATCGAGCTTTTGCCGCAACCACTTTGGCCTACGAAGAGAAGCGATGAACCGCGACGCAACCATCTGTCGCCGATCAGATTGTCAGGATCATTCTTCGGGTCGTACTCGATGATGCTATCGAGCGAGAACTCCTGAGGCATGTCCTGCGACTCTAGGTAGTCCGTGAACGCATCCCAGTTCACGACACCCACATTGATGGCCAACAGTTTCTGCTCATTGCCATCGCGCATCACACCGGCTAACCGGCTGAACCTGCTTGCGTTCTTGTTCTTTGGATCGATGCCAATGCTCTCCAGATGCCGGTAAACGATGTCACGGCGCTCTGCCCATTCCTCCTTGTTCGCCGCATCGACGCGCACCCAGCCGTGCAAACTCTTGCCACCGGAATCGATGACGACGGACATTGGCAACTTCGACTCCTTGAGAATCGTCCACTGCTCGTCCTTGGTCTTCTCGTCCATCTCAACGAGGACATGGCGGAATGCCGCCACGCCTGAATCAGATCCGCTCTCGTCGAAGCACGGGTTTACGCGGACGTAAGCGCCACGGCTGTCAGGACCGTTCCACATGGAACTAATTGGCGGCGTGAAATGCTTCTCAATCCATTCGTCGCGCTTGAGGAATGTACCCTTGGAGTTTGGCCGAGTCCGACCTTCATCGTCGCTGACGATGTCGTTGCAAATGCAGACAACTTCGTCTGGTTCAAAGCAGGCTTTTAAGAAATCTATGGTTGAAAATCGAAAGTCCGATTGCGGAATTGCTTGGATCTTTCGCACCACGAACTTACCGGTTGGAGATACGGGAGTGCCGCCCTGGCCGATACCGGAATGCGATTCCAGAAGCCATCCACGCGGCTTGTCGTGCGCTACTTTTGCAGCCTCGCTCAGCTTGTGGGCCAATTCATGCGGCTTCCACGGCGGGAGGCATTTCGAGTTGTACTCATGCATGAGCGTTTCGGCATCCCCCGCATTCAGCTCAAAACCGTGTATGAGCGAGGTTGCCACTGCGAAGGTTGCTCCATGCCCATTCTGACCTGAGACGGCTCCTGGCGTGTTACGCAGCCATGCGCGCGCACGATCTACTTTTGATTGATTCATTCGAATCCAAGTTGTTTTCTCGCTATTTCCCCGCTTCGACCAAGATCAGTCTTGGCGATTTCGGAGAGGACTGAATTTGATTTCTCTAACTTGCT